GTTCTTGAAACACTATATGTACTCGCCAACCCATCAGAATCTGTTTCTGCGATTTCATTAGTATCAGCTGATGATGAAATTGTAAAATCTAAAACATCTAATGTTTCAAAAAACAAACCACTTATTTCCGCCTTAACTTGTATACCTGAATCATAAACTCCACCACTGGAATAATCTATTTTAGATGAATCTGTTGAGCTAGCATTCAAATTTTGTGTAAATGTTAAATCAACATATGAAGGAATAATTGGTTTAACTTTATATCCAAACATACTAGCTATATTAATTATATTTCGTCTCTCTTCAGCTAAGGGTAACATCATCTCACGATATTGTTGGTCGATATAAAATGATAACACGTCACCAACATATGCATTCATTTCTAATAACATCATACCAGGTGACGTTTCATTAAAATCTTTATATTCATTTGGAAAATAAGATTTAGCATAATTCATTAAAGATTGTTTTAACGCTGTAAAATCTTTATTTAAATAATTTACATTTGATTCCTTAAAATTGTTTTCACCATATGTTGGCATTTTTCATCTCCATTAATATCCACCAACCGATGTGTTAACACTCGTATCTGAGTTTATATCACTTGAAAAATCTACGACAACAGAGTCGGTTGTATTTGGGTCTTGTTTAATATTAAATAATATCTTTACTACTATTTTATTTGTATCTGTGTTTTGATTATCTTCTATAATTTGTATATCTCGAATTTCTACAAATGGTAACCAATACTCTACAGAATCCAATATTATATCTTGAATAGCTATCAAAGTTGATTCATCAATTTGTTGAAATAAAATACCTCTAAGTTCCACTCCAAGATTTGGTTGCATAAGTCTTTCACCAGGATTAGTTTGTAATAAATTTCTTATATTGTTCTTTACAGCTTCAATTGTTGTTGAAGTCGAAGCTACAGCACCACTACCATTACCACTCACACTAAATGGAAAATCTATTCCTACTTTTATATTATCATCTCTATCAATAATATATGGTTTTTTTGATGTATCTTTAACAGCCATTATAATAAATCCTCTATATCTTCTCTAAGTAATTTTACAGTTGTAAATTCTTTTTGACCATCCTCACTATCCACATCAAAACTGCCTTGTGAGTCAGGATCTTCTCCTATATAAACATAGCCAGTGGATTCTAATCCACCAGTATCTTTTCCTAAATTTAAGCCTGGTAAAGTAGCCCCACCTTCCAATAAAGGTTGTACAGCTTGTTTTATAGCATTTTCTAATTCATCTATTAACTTGTTAACAACAGAACCAGCACCTGGTATCATACCACCTACTTTTTTTAAAGTTTTTAATATTGGAGCTTTATCACCAAGTAAAGTTTCTAATTGAATATTTATGCCTTGGTCTGGTGTTTTTAACTCCTCCATAACAACAGGTGCATTTAATTTAGTAACTCTAAATTCAGCTTCTGTTAAAAACTTCACTATAGCTTCAGTTTGATAATGAGCTAGTCTTTCTGGATAAGAACCATCTGATACATCAGGTAAATCTGAAGAATCTCCACCTGGATTCGTATCAACATATGCTGATGTTATCGCATCTAATAAATCTTGTTTTAATCCCATTATTATCTTCCAAGTTTGTTTTTAGATTTTTCTATTGACTTTTCTAATACCTCACTATAATTTTTATTTAAAAATTGACTCATTGGGTCACTTGATGGAACGACTTGTGGTTGTTGATTCATCATATCACCATATTGCCCACTAACTAATTCATTCATTCTATCAGAAGTGTATTCACCACCACCTAATGTTTTCCAACCATCATCTTGAGCTGTTTCATTCAATACATCGTTTAATACTGAATTAGATGTGAATGATTTTTTCTCAACAATTTTCTTTTGTGGTTTTGGTTGGGATTCAATTGGTTGTTTCAATTCAGTTATCACTTCCTTGATAGCCATCGCAACTTCTTCTCTAACGATTTGTCTGATTATAGTTTTTATATTTGGTTTTTTCTTTTTCATAATTACCTCTTTTATTTTTCAATGAAATGTTTTTTACTAATTAATTCTTTAATTAAAGTATTTAGTTCACCCTCTTTTGCCGATATTGATGGTGGTAATGGTGATTGAGGTCCAAGTTGTGTATTTACTTGAAGTCCCTTTATCATATCAATTACCGCTGTAAAAGCCTCTTGTACCTTAGAACCTAAAACCATATTATCCATTTCTTTCTTATTAGGGTCACCTAAATGTGTTTTTTCAGATTCTATTATTAAATCTTTAGCCGTAGATATTGTTACATTTTCTTTAGCTCCAATATGAATATCTTTATTAGATGACAAAAATATATCATCGAGTTTTGAATTTAAAGTTAATCTATCTGATGAAAATAAAATTTGGTTACCACTATAATTATAAATTAACTCATCAGTATCTTGTCCACCATTTATACTAGAAATCAAATCACCCATATATCTATTTGGTGGTTCTTCATCAGTAGCTACATAATCAGAAGCTAAAGTAAATCCAAATACTTCCTCTACTTCCCAAGTAGTCTTTGGGTCTTCTGTAGAGTTTTCGTCTTGTTCAGATGATACTACTTTTTTATAATTACCATAATGTTGAGCAAGTGTTCCATCTTTAGTTATACTTATTAAACTCCCATCCCCTAAACTTTCCCTTACAGCTTTTCCTGGTCTAGAGTTTGAAATTATAATGTATGGATTAACATCCCTGCTACCCATTCGTAAACTATTTCCATGTCTACCCTCTAACATTAAATCACCATATGTTTCATTATAACTTACACCATTATCTAATTCTTCATTTGGTATTTTTGCTAATCTTCTATTTTCTACTTTTTTAAAATTTAATGATTCACCTCTAGCTAATTTTCTATTATTCTCAGAGGCTATTTCTTTTCCATCACCAACACGAGTTGTATCGTATTGAAATAAATTATCAACATTAAAGTTTGGATTATTTTGAGTATTTAAAGGACCTAAATAATATTGAATACCACTAATACTACATAATAATACTGGGTCACCTTTGGTTGGAACATCTACAACTCCTCTCATTAAAGGATAATACCTATCATCGTTATCTACATTAGCTCTTGTTTTTTTAGGGCCCTCTTGTACATGTGGTAATGCTATTATAGAATTAATATTAGTGATATGTCCATGTGCTTTCAAAGCTGAAGGGTGAGTTGCTACGTCAACAACCACACCAGGCACAAATTGTAAATAAATAGGTGCATTATTAGTACTACCAAATACACCTTTTTGTTGAGTTGCTTTTCCAAGTGTTGTGAGTATAGATGCCATTTAACTCTCCGTATATCCTGATGAAATAGTTTTATTTTTTATTCCTTCAAGTTTTTCACTTTCTTTTTGTAAATCATCAACTGTATCTTGAAGTGTTCCCATTAATTCTGCTTTTTCTTCATCACTCAATAACATTGATTCATCGGATTCACCTTGTGATTTAGATATAATTCTTTGTAATACACCAGCTAGTTTTACCAAGTGTTCATCATTACGAACAGCAGTATCCATATATTCTTTTATAATAGGAGCAACCAACACTACATCATCAATGGTTGTTATGAATCCGTGTATTTCTGATATTAACAAATCTATTTGAACTTTACGTTTTGTTGTATTTTCATAAATATCTTTTGTTAAATCTTGGAAGGTTTTTCCCTCAAATATTTCTTTTTCGTCTGCCATACAATCTCCTCTGAATGTACTTATTCATATATAAATATAAAATTTGTAAGAAATTGTATGAAATAAAAAACCCTCATTTAAGAGGGTTAATTATTTAAAAGAATGAACCTGAATGGTTATATATTATTGTACCATTTTTATGATATATGTTTTGAAGTTTTTTATAATGTTTTTTTAATACATTAACTACTGATGTGATATGAGCAGTTTCAACATCTGTCATTTCTCTTATTAAGATATATAATGCTTTTTTATTGAAGTTTTCAATATCATCTCGTTGTTTCATTAAATCAACAATAGCATATCCAATTCTCAAATCTCTATCTTTTTTAAATATAGTATTCATATTAGAATCAAAATATTCAATGATTTCTTTTGTTAAAGTTTTAAAATCAGATTCATAATTAGAGTCTTTACCTCTATGCCTGTCCAACACATCCATCCCATCATGAGTTTTTAATTTTTTATAATTGTTATTATTATGAAGAATTAAATAGTTTTTAGCCACAACTGAAAAATAACTAAATGCTTTTGAACCTTTAGTATGGTCATATTTATGCATATTCATTACCATAAATGCAACAACTTCGTGTTTTACATCTTTAAATGGGTCGTCAAAATAAGTAAACTTAAATGTATTAATTATATTTTCAGCTAACTTATCAAATGCTGCGTGTATTCTTTTTCCATAAATTATATTTTTTTCACTACTTCTATCAGTTGAATTATATTCAATAATTGCATCTTGAACCTCTTGTCCGAAATATACTTTTCTTTTAGCTTTCTTTTTTGGCATCTTGTGTCTCCTCTTCAAATATTCCATCTAAGGATAATTGAATTTGTTTTAATTGTTCAAAGAAAAAACCAGTCTCATCATCCGATTCATAATGTCCTTTAGCATCAACAAGTTTCATTTTTTCAGTTGAGAATTTTATCACTTGTTGAATTTCTAAAATCAATTCTTCATATTGTGTTATTCTTCGTAAAGAGTAATACACCAATAAAGATGTAAATAAACTTATTAAGAAAAACAATATTGTTAAACCTATCCACATAATAATCTCCTAATTAAACAACTCATCAAATTTTGATTTCAAGTTGTCTACTTGCTTTTGTTCATCTTTTGTTTTTGGAACTTTTGTATTCATTGGTTCTTCAACTTCAGTTCCACGTTTCCATTGGTCTGATTCAATGTATGTTGACATCATATCAGCTTGATGTAAGATGTGGGGCATATTGGAACGAAGTCCAAAGTCAGGATTGTAAGACATCAAATAAGCTTTGTTAGCTTCATCATACATCCCATCTGTTAATTTAATTCCTAAATATTCTTTATCCGTAACCTTAACACCATAATGTTGAAGTAACCATAGTGCTCTATCAGGTACTTTCATATATTGAAGTGATGGATTATGTTTATAAATCTCACCACGATTCTTTCTGTGCCAATCTGAATCTTGTGGAATGTAATAGTCGTGTTCTAAATCTCCAACCTTACCTAAGTCGTGATGTAAAGCAGCAAAGACTAACTCCTCATCCGTGAAGTTAATCTCTGCTCCGTTCTTCTCCCACAATTGTTTTATCTCAAGTGAGTGACTTACGATGTGAAGTATGTGTTCAACATATCCACCCGGCATCGCATTGTGATAATGTCCTTTAGCACTCGCAGGTGCGAACATCATTCTGTCTTGGAAGTCATCATAAAACTTTAAAAGATTATCTCGTCTATCATCACCGATGTGTGCATTGATAATATCTATCAATGTATTCCAATTTTGTTGTATTTGTTCTGCTGATAATTTTTTCATTATTCTCCTATCCATTCATAACCATATTTGGTAAATTTAATTTCTTTATATTTTCTTAAAGCATTTCTGTAAGGACTGAATTTAATTCTCACACCCCAACCAAGATAATCTAATATATTTTTCTTAGTTACAAAGCCTTTATCTTTAATAAAGT